CAATCTGATTAAGGATTGAAAGCTCGGTATGCACGGCAGAATGCATCGCGACAACGCTCAGTGCTGAGGTGCCAGACGGCGTGATGATTTGCGGGCTGTAGTCACCCATCGTTGCGCGGGCACGGATAATTGCAGCAGCGGTGATAGGGCCGCCAGCGTCAACCACCATGTCGCCACCGTTGCCTGCCACATTGTCGTTATAGACGCCTACCACAGTCGCAATTGCACGGCGCTGAGCAACTCGCTGCCAGTAACTGGTCAGACGGCTTGCTACGAACTCCAGCGGATCCTGATTGGTGATGTTCTTCACCAGGCTCATCGCGTTCCAGCCTTCATTTAGGTATGCGGCGCGCGCCTGCATGCTGGCAGAGGTTACTGACAGCGGAACGGCCACGTCGGTGTAAACGTCGTTCGAATAGTTGGACTCAACAGACGCATCCAGATCAACCCACCACGGAATGGTAAAGGTGTTGGAAGGCGACGCCAGCAATGTGCTCATGTCGCGGTTGTTGGTCAGGATGCCTGACTGAAAGAAGGCGGTCTTTTCTGCGGTATTAACCCGCATGTAGTCGCGCAGTTCGTCACGAAAGACTACGTCAGAAAGAATAGTTGGCATTGCTTAAATCCTTATTGGGTCGCCTCATGAGCCTTCTTAAGACGCTCATATTCGGCTGGGTTATTTTTGCGGAGCTCAACGCGCTCCATACCACGAAGTTCTTCCCATTTTTTGGCAACCCGGTCACCACTCTTAGGCGCGGCCCCGCCGCCACCTGCCTGACTGCCGCGCACTAGGGATGCGTAACGCGGAGAGGTTTCGAACTCTTTTTGCAGGTCAGCAAGAGTGCTGACCGTAAGATTGCCTGACTCGTCTGTAATGCGTACCTGCCCTTCTGCCACCTTCAGGCGACGGGCGATGAACTCTTTCAGGATGTCAGCGTTGTCGCCGTCTGCGATCGCTGTAGCAACTCGCGTGGCTGCCAGGCTGATATCGCGTTGATGGATAGACTGCTCCAGCTGGCTGTAACGCTGCTCCCACTCTGCTGATTTGGTCTGTGAGCTTTCATACAGCTGCTTAAAGTTACCTTCTGCAGCAAGGCGCTCTTCTTCCTTGCGCCGGGCTTCATCCTCCGCGGCACGGCGGCGCTCATCACTGGCGCGCTTCTCTGCCAGCAACTCTTCGTTCTTGCGCTTCAGGCCGGTTACATCTTCTGGCTGAGGCAAGCCCTCAATCTGGCAGATATAGACTTCGCCCTGCAGCACATACAGCGCCTGTTTGGCTTCGTCGAGCTGAGCGAATTCCTCAGCGGTAAGCTGATACTTCAGAGTCATACATTCTCCTGAATGGATGTGTGCTGGCCCGGCCAGCAGGTATAAAAAAACCCACCAAATGGTGGGTTTATATTGAATGCGGTGTTTTACTGAATGGTTTTTGCTTCAGTTGCCAACTTGAGGTCGTTGTAACAATTAAGTGCCTCTCTCATGGTTGCGAATTTAAATTCCTTAAATTCCTCAACATCTCCAGGAGAGCTGTTATAAGAGAAATTAATGCTTACTTTGTATGGGTGCCGCGGGTCTTTATCATATCTTAAGGTTGCTTCATACCTTGTGGCAACTGGCTTTTCCTTTACATCATCGTACCAAACCATCTTAGTAATGTTCCTCATATTCCCTCACAGATTTTAATGTTTGCACTTGATAATGGAATCAAACGCTAATACCTGCAAGCTCAAAAGCGTGCGGTTCCAAATCCCTCAGTTGGTCGAGGGTGTACTGCTTGCCGTTGTCATCAACGAAGCGGTCAATGCTGAGATCGCCCTTGCTGAACAACTTGTAGCGCGCAGGCCCGAGCACTTCCTTCTGAAACGCTGCGGGTTGCCTTGCCAGCCAGTCACCGTATGACGTTGCGCTGCTGACCTGCTCAACACCATCTGGCCCCTTTGATGGCCGCGTGCTTCCGGGAATCTCTCGCTGATACTCTGGCTTGAGCACTGGCACGATTGACGACCTGCACCCCCAGTGGGCGGGAGGCTTTGGCCCATCCAGCGGGTAAACCTTACGGTCGCGCGCCCGGCAAACTGGCGTCGTTCTGCTGTCGAGCGTGGCAATCCAGCGATGTCCCTGCAGGATTTCTTCATTCTGCTTCAGAGTTTCCGCCCGGGCAGATGAGGCAACGTGGTTGGTCATCGTTCTAACCAGTGAACCCACCTGCTCCTCATGAGACACGCCCAGCGACGTTAAGCGCCGGACTATCGCTTTTTGGGTCTCACCAAGGGATGAGCCAATTGCGATTTCACTGAGGATATCTGCCGTCTTCTTGCTGCCTAACTGGGCCAGCGCGCCAGTGATGTCGATAACCTGCCTGCCCTTTCCCACAGCAAGCTCCAGCGGGTCAGCCAGCACAGCAGCAGCTATCATTTCTGCCGATGGCTCAGCGAGGCGCACAAAGGCTTTGACGATCTGACCGAGTAGCTTGCTGTTGAAGGTGAATTCGTATTGAGCAAATTCACCCAGGTTGAGCTTTTGCTGCTGTGACATCTCCCCGTAGATAGCATTCAGATCGCTCCTGAGCGTTTCAATCTGCCGGTTATAGCGAGCGGTGGCGTACTGACTCAGGCCTTCGTTAACGGTCTCTTTAGCGCGCCTGATAGCCTTGCGGACGAACTTGGCGGCCTTTCCTGCCAGACCTGAACCAAATCTCTGAACGTAAACCTGATGGCGCGTGGCGGCGTCTGTCGTGTAACCGTCTGCGCTCATGGTTATTCCTCAGTGAATGGTTTAGGGTCGTCAGTGACCGTATCGCCCTCAATAGCTGGCTCTTCAGCTCGCTCCGCATCAATGTCATCATCGTTGCGGTCAGCCTCAAGCCACCCTGTCTGGCGGAACTTGGTGCGAACGTCGCTCTTAGCGATGATGCCTTGTTGCCAGCTCTGGATGAGTGCCAGAACATCCTGCGAGGTGAGCGATGCGTCGAAGAATTCCTGATTCAGCCAGAACACGGTATTGGTCATGTCAGCCTTGCCGATCATATACAGCTGCGCGTCCAGAATGGCGCGCTTCAGAGCTTCACTGACGTTACCGGCAATCGTACCCAGCACGCTGTTGTCGCTGCTGTAACGGATGCGTGCGGCTTCTGCTGTCTCGTTCTGCCCTGACTGCTGCACAATGCGCGCACCAATCATCAGCATCTGATTTTCTTTTTCCTGCATCAGCTTCAGAGCGAGCTGGCTTTCATTGGCCTGCACAAGAGTTGCTGTCCCGGCTTTACCCAGGCTGTACCCGCACGTCGATCCGATCTGAATGCCGTTCGGGTTCCACTGCTGAAATTCGTCCTGACTGATGTCGGTCGTGAAGAACAGCGTCGGCTGGCTGCTGATGAAGCCCGATTCCTCTACCGTGGCGCTGTTGCCGTAGTGGAGCACGTTGACCTCAGCCAGGTCTTCAAGTGGTGCTTTATCGATGCGGGCGTCATTGCTCTCAGCCCCGAAGAAGTAGAATGGGATGTGATCAAACGTCTTGCCGCCGAAGTCAGTCGGGTACACGTCGAGCTGAGGCGTTCCGTACGGGTCGCCCTCATGCCACATTCGGTGACGATAAACGCCATCTTCCAGCGTCAGCGCCCGGAACTGCTTGCGCACATCAAAACTGAACTCGTCGGCCTCGGCCTTGTTGTAACTCTCGGCGAACACGACCAGGGTCAGCTTACGCACTCCGTTAATCACGTCTTCGCGCCAGTTGATAATGCTCAGAGCCTCGTAGAGGTGGATGTGAGCAAATCGCCCCGCCGTCTGCGCGCGCGTCGGTCGCGTGCCTTCTGGCGCATCACTGGTCGGGTAGTCTACGAAGAAACCACCGCGGCCCGTGTCCAGGTCTTCGCCTACTGCCTCTTTGGACAGCTGCTCCAGGCTGGTACCGTCACCGCTGGCGTTCTCAATGAGGTAGGCCACTGAATCCGGCAAATCGACTTCAGCGGTTTTGCGGAAGACTGCGCCAATCAAACCTTGACGTGTGCGCCCTGTGATATTGAGAAACATGGCGCGTTTAAGCAGTGCTTCGTAGCGGGCTTTG